CAGCGAGCGCGTGGTCATCGCCAAGAAGGACGATCACGCGATGGATGCGATGCGCTACCTCGTGATGACATTCGCCCAGATCGCGCGGACGCGCCAGGTGCCCGGCGGCCGGTCATCCGGCGTGGCCACGGTCGGCGACAGGAAGGCCGGCTACTGATGGGCGAGCCGGAGACGATCCGCGCCGCATGGCGCTACGCCCGCTCGATGGACCTCAGCAACGGCAGGAGGTGGCGAGTGGCGGTACATCGAAAGTTAGAGCCTTTCCGCACTACTGCCCCGGAGCCTGTCTATCTCAACTACGATGCAGTTGAGTTCTGGATCAACGGGCACGAAATCTGCGGTCGCTACAAAGACACGACCGTCGTTGTTGCTACGGTCGGCTACTGAATGGCGCGCTCCAAGGCCAAGACCGACGACGGCAAGGAGGCGCTGGCGCGCAACGACCGCCTGCAATCGCTGGTCGGCCGCCACCAGGCCGAGGCCGACCGCCGCGTGTCTCTGCGCCAGCCGGTCGAGGAGGAGTGGCACCTCGACCTTTTGCAGTTCCACAGCCGCTACGACGACGACACGATCAAGAACATCAAGGAAGTCGGGGGCTGCCAGCTTTTCGTCCCGGTGACCCGGCCGCGCACCAACGCGATGTCGGCGCGGATCATGGACATCCTGTTCCCGACCGACGACAAGAACTGGGCGATAGAGCCAACGCCGGTGCCGATGATGGGGCACAACGGTGGGCCGGCGATGCAGCCCGGGATCGCGCCGGTGGCGATGCCGGGGGCCGCCCCGGCCGCTCCGCCCGAGGACATCAACCCGGCGGCCACGGCATGCGAGCTGATGTCGAAGGAGATCGACGACCAGCTTACCGAGTGCGACTACGCCGCGCAGTGTCGCGATATGATCGACGACGCCTGCAAGATCGGCACTGGGGTCATCGAGGGTCCGATCGTCAACGACCGCGCCCGTCGCGGCTGGGCCAAGGCCGAGGACGGCAGCTTCGGGCTCCAGTTCCACGACGACCCGCGGCCGGCCTTCTACCGTGTGGACCCGTGGGGCTTCTTCCCCGACCCGCTGGCTCGGGTGATCCGCGAGAGCGAGACCAACTACCAACGCTACCTCTACAACAAGACCGACCTCATCAAGTTCGCCAAGCGGCAGGGCGTCGACCGCGAGGCGATCAAGCTGATCATCGCCGCTGAGCCGGACTCGCGCACCCCGGTCTATCTCACCCGGCTGCGGGCGCTGACCGGCGAGACCGTCGACACGACGCAGAAGTTCTACCACCTCTGGAAGGTCTCGGGGCCCCTCTCGGCCGAGGACATGCGCGATCTCGCGATGGCCTTCGGCGACGAGAAGACCGCCGCCGAGATGGACGACGCCGACCCGCTCGAGGAGGTGCGGGCGGTGCTCTGGTTCTGCCAGGGGCATGCGCTGAAGTTCGACATCTACCCGCTGGATTCCGGCGAGTGCAACTACTCGGTCTTCAATCTCGAGAAGGACGAGGCTTCGATCTGGGGCTACGGCGACGGCCGGATGATCCGGGATCCACAGAAGGGCCTCAACGCCGCCTTCCGCATGGTGATCGACAACGGCGGCCTCGCCACCGGCGATCAGGTCATCATCAACAAGTCGGTGATTCAGCCCGAGGCCGGCGACGACTGGAAGCAGCGGCCGCGCAAGACCTGGGAGTTCACCGAGACGGCAGGGCGGCAGAACGTCGACGTGCGGACCGCCTTCTACAACTTCTCGACGGACAGCCACGTCGAGGAGCTCTCGGCGATCATGGGCCTCTGCTACCGCATGATCGACGACGCCAGCGGCGTGCCGTCGATGAACGATGCGCAGGACCCGGGCACCATCCCGGCCAACACCCCGGTCGGCACGGCGATCCTGCGCACGGCCGCCGCGAACGTGGTATTCAAGCGCATCATCAAAGCCTGGGACGACGACGTGACGGTGCCGAACCTGCGCCGGCTCTACGACTGGAACATGCAGTTCAGCCCGAAGGAAGAGATCAAGGGCGACTTCGACGTCAAGGCTCGCGGCGCCAGCACGTTGCTCGTGCGCGAGATGCAGAATCAGAACCTGCTGATGCTCGCGAACACGCTCGGCGCGCCGGGATCGCCGTATGCGAAGTACCTCAAGGGCGTGAAGATCGCCCGCGAGCTCGTCAGCAGCCTGAGCCTCGACCCCGATGAGCTGATCGCGAGCGATGAGGAGGCGGCGGCCGCCGACGAGGCCGAGGCCCAGGCGATGCAGGCGCAGGCGGCCGGTCCGGCCGGTGCCGATCCCGAGGTCGAGAAGCGGAAGCTCGACCTGATGGAGGAGGAGACCCAGGCCAAGGTCGCCATCTCCGACCGCGACGCCGACGCCCGCGAGAAAGTCGCCGAACTGGCGCACGAGACCGCGATGATGAACCTCGCCCAGCAGGGCAACATGAAGCTCGACCAGATCGAGGCGATGCTGGCCAACTCCCGAGAGGAGCGGGCCAGCAAGGAAAGCATCAAGCGCGACGAGATGGCCCAGAAGGAGCGCAGCATCGCCGCGGAGATCGCGGTGAAGGCGCAACCCAAGGAGCCGCTGAACAAGACGCAGATCGCCAATTCGTGAGGAGTGGCATGAAAACCTACAAGATCGTGCTCGTCTACGTCGAAGGTGCGTGGGTTGCCAAAGGCATTGTCATCGATCAGGGCGGCAGGGAGTTCATGGCGAAGGTCGAGGGCAAGGACGCGCTGAACGCGCTTGCCGCGCTCGTCGCCAAGATGAAGCGCGACCGCCTCGGCTGATGAGCGACGAGCCCAAGTGGCCGGCGGTCCGCGACCGCTGCGAGGATGGCATCGCCAACTGCCGCGCCCGCCTCGACAAGTTCGGGACGAGCCACGATGAAAGCACGTTTGAACGGGGCCGCCTGATCGCGCTCAGGGAAATCCTGGCGCTGGCCGCCCCGCCGAAGGCCCCGATCCCGGGGAAGCCCGTCAAGGGCCTCTACGACTGAACCGGCCGCCCGCGGGCCGCCGATAAGGAACTTCCATGACCAAAGATACCGAAGCGCCCGCCGCACCCGCGGCCGACGCCGCCGACCCGTCCGAAGCCATGTGGCAGGAGGCGCTCACAGAGCGCGTGAAGCCGGCAGAGGATACCCCCGCCGCCCCAGTGGCCGCGGATGACGAGACGCCGCCACAGGCCGCCCCAGACGGCGCAGGAGAACCCCCTGCGGACGATGGCGCCGCCGATGCAGACATCTGGGCCACCGCACCAGAGCCCCTTCGCAACGCATACAAGGACCTCGAGAAGAGGTTCGAGAAGGATCACCGGCAGATCGCCGGCCAGCGCCGCAAGATCGCGGAGTTGATGCGTGCCGAGCCCGCGGCCAAGCCGCCGGCCAAGGCCGACTTCGACGACGCGCTCACCGGTCTCGAAGACTATCCCGAGATCGCCGGCGCTGTCCGCAAGCTGACCGAGCCGCTCTACGAGAACATCGCCAATGCCGAGGCCGCCCGCGAGGCCGCCATCGCTGCCGATCTCGACGAGCAGGCCGACCTTCTCGAAGACGACCATCCTGGATGGCTGGACACGCTCAAGGCCAACTGGCCGGCGTTCCAGGTTTTCGTCACCGACGAGAACCAGCCGGCATGGATCGCCAAGGCATACGCTGCGAATGAGAAGCAGGTCACCGATGCCGCTCAGGCCGCACGGATGATCGCCAGCTTCAAGGCAACTCTGGGCACGCCCCCCGCCGCCGATCCCCCCGCAACGCGGACCAACGACAGGCGCCAGCGCCAACTCTCCGGACTATCGACGCCCCCGCCACGCGGCGGTTCGGCAACGACGTCTCTCCCGGCCACGGCTGACCCCGAGGCGATCTGGGCTGACGCTCTCCGGAAGAAACGCCAGGCCTGACGGTCCGCTGATCCTCCAAGGACAGCAAAATGACCCTCTATACCGAAATCAGCCCGCGCACGAATGTGCTGGCTTCGATGGACATGCTCGAGCGCGCCAGCGTCACGATGGTGCTCAAGTACACGTCCTCGATGAAGACCATGCCCAAGAACAAGGGCCAGGTGATGAAGTTCCGCAGGTTCAACAACCTGTCGGCGCTCACCACCCCGCTCGTCGAGGGCGTGACACCCAGCCCGACGCCGTTCACCGTTACCGACGTCACCGCGACGTTGCAGGAATACGGCCAGATCGTCGCATTCACCGACCACATCGAGGATACCCACGAGGACCCGGTCGTCAAGGAACTGACCGGACTGGTCGGCGAGAACGTCGGTCGCTCCAACGAGGCGCTCGACTGGGCGGTGGTCCGCGCCGGCTCGTCGGTGGCCTACACCAACGGCACCCAGCGCACCGACGTCAACACGCCGATCTCGCTCGCGAAGATTCGCAGCGCGGTCCGCACCCTCGAGCGGCAGAAGGCGCGCAAGTTCACCAACATCCTCGCGCCGGGGATCGAGTACGCGACGCGCGCCATCGAATCCTGCTGGATCGCGGTTTGCCACACCGACATGAGCTCGGACATCCGCAATCTGCCGGGCTTCATTCCGACCGTCCAGTACGGCTCGCGCAAGACGATCTGCGACGAGGAGATCGGCGCGGTGGAGAATATCCGCTTCGTCCTCTCGGCCGACCTCGACGTGCTCGAGGATGCCGGCGGCACCAAGGCGGGCTCCGGGACCACGATGGTCTCCAGCGCCGGCACGAGCGCGGATGTCTATCCGGTCGTGATCTTCGGGCGGGATAGCTGGGCGCGTGTGGCCCTGGCCGGCTTCGGCGCGGTCGATGCGCATATCATCCCCGCCGGCCAGCGGGTGAAGGGCGACGAGCTGGGCCAGCGCGGCTCGGTCTCGAGCAAGTTCTGGCACACCGCCGTGCGCCTGAACGAATCCTGGATGATCAGGATCGAGTGCGCGGCCACCGCCCTGTGATGATCCGGGGCGGCAACGCCCCGACATCCCCTTCATTCCAATAAGGAAAAACCGATGTCGTACTTCTCTGCGACTGGCCTCATCGTCGGCAACGGCGCGGCCATCAACATCAGCCTCGGCTGGTATCCCGACTGGGTCAAGGTCACCAACCTGACCGACGGCTCGGTGTACACCGAGAACACGCTCTCGCGCCTCGCCTTCGCCTTCACCAGTGGCGGCACCACCGAGATCGTCACCAACAGCTTCCTCACCGGCGCGACCTCGGGGTCGCAGTTCTACGTCGAGAAGGTGCTGCTCTCCTCGGGCACCTGGGCCGCCGGTACTGCGGCTGGCTTCCTCATCACCGACGAGCAGACCGGGGTCATCGCCACCGAGAACGTGTATCTGCCGGGTGAGACCGACAGCGCGTCGGTGACGGCGGCCTTCGTCTCCGGCGTTGCCACTTCGACGGCGGCGGCGGGGGTGGTGACCACCTCCAACATCATCCGCTATGTGGGCTCGGCGACCGCGGGCAAGGGCTTCACCATCGGCTCGGTCGTTGCGACGGAGGCCAAGCTGCTGCACTGGATCGCGTTCCGGTCGCAGGACCACATGTACGGCCAGTGAGGGCATAGCAAATGGCAATGTCCCTGACTGACGTGAAGGCGCTTCTGCGGCAGATCGAACTTACCGCCGGCAAGGCGGCGCACGATCTGCTGAAAGCGCTCACGGTCGATGCCGACTGGGCGATCCCGCTCGGCCTCAACGCCACCGCGGCGGAGATCAACCGGGCGGCCGACGTGTCGGCCCGGGTGGTCACCATCGTCGCCACCGGTGCGATCACCGAGGCCGCGAACGAGGGGAAGATCAACCTCCTCGGCGAGGTCGGCGGCGACGCGATCGTCACCCTCACCCTTCCCGCCTCGACCGGCGGGGGGGCGCGCTACAAGTTCTACCTCTCGGTGGCGAATACCTCGACCTACGTCATCCAGAAGGCCGGCTCCGACGTCTTCACCGGCATGGCCCGCATCTGGGACATGGACGCGGCGACCACCGAGTCGATCTTCGACGCCGTCGGCACCTCGTCCTCGGACGTCTTCACCTGGAATGCCGGCACCACCGGCGGCTACCGCATCGGTGACTGGGTCGAGTTCGTCGACATCCTGGCCGGCTTCTGGGCGGTCGAGTCCTCGGCACACTGCCCGACCAGCTCGAACCCGGCGACGCCCTTCTCCTGATCCCCCTCGATCCTCACCCGCTCCGGTTCTCCGGGGCGGGCCTTTCCCATGCCCGGAGCACCCCATGCTGACTCCCCTGAACAAGGTCACGCTCGCGCAGGCGAAAGCCTTCTGCGACGACCATGGCCTCGACTATTCCGACGTGAAGCCCGGCCTGCCCGGCCTCGCGACCCTGCGCTCGCGCATCAACGCCAGCGGGCTGGCCAAAGACGGCGGTATCGACGTCGCCGAGGCGGTCGAGCAGGCCCCCGCGCCATCGGCCGCCCCGCCCCGCATCGTCACCTCCGAGGGCGAGGAGACGCTGCCCGCAGCGGTCTTCGACAAGCTCGCCAGCGCCATCTTCATGACCAGCGCCCGCAAGGAGGGTGATGTCTACATCCCGGCCAAGCTGGTCATCCCCGCCGACCGCAAGGAGGCGATGCGCCAAGCCATCGCGCACCGGGACGCCACCCGCGCCGATCCGCGCAATCCGTTCCCCGGCAAGGCCCACGGCGACAAGGTCACGCTGATGATCCCGATTCAGGATCCGAAGCACCACAGCGGCGGCGATCTGCCCGTCTTCACCAACTACAACGAGACCGCGGTTCAGGTCGGCCGCGGATCGGTGGTCACGGTGGACTGGGAGACCGCCTGCGTGATCCACAACGCGCAGGCCGACGCGGTCAGGATGACCGAGAACGGCACCGTCGAGGTCACCGGCAAGATCCAGCAGTTCCCGTACACCCGGATCGCGTGATGGAACTTGCAGAGCGCGAACTGATCCACCGGCTGGCGCATGAGCGGATGGCCGTCGTGGACATCGAAGCCATCGGTCTCGCCCTGGCGCAGATCAGACTGATCCGGGCCAGCATCGCGGAGGAGGCGCAAGGCGATAGCGCCTGCGCGGGGAACCGGTTTACCGGCGAGGTGATAGGTATCTCCAGCGCCACCGGCCTCGCGGGCTACTGACGTGACTTTCCTCGAGATCGCCAATCAGGTCGCATTTCTCTCGGGCACATTCCCGAGCCTGACGTCGATCTCGACTGTCGTCGGCCAGACCGGCCGCAAGGCGAAGTGCGTCAACTGGACGAACGTGGCCTGGCAGCAGATCCAGACCATCCGCCCGGACTGGGGGTGGATGCGAACCGAGTTCACCGGATCGATCCTCACCCCGACGCAGCGATTCGAGGCGAGCGACTTCTCGATCACCAGATTCTCGCGCTGGGCGTTCAGCACCCGGGGCGACAGCGGCCTCACGCTCTACCGGACGTCAACCGGCGTCTCGGACGAGCAGCCGGTCTCCTACATGGAGTGGGACAGCTTCCGCCGCACCTACCTGCGCGGCGTCCAGGCCGCGGCGCGGCCGGCGCGCTTCACCATCGACAGCGCCGGCCAGATCGTGCTCGGGCCATATCCGGACTACGACTATACCATCACCGGCGAGTACCAGAAGTCGCCCCAGGTGATGACCGCCAACGGCGACATCCCCGAGGCGCCGGTCGAGAACCACTGGCTGATCGTCTGGGCGGCGCTGATCCTGCTCGCCGAGGACGACGAGGCGGTCAATCAGGATCCAGCCTGGCGCATCCGCTACGCATCCGAACTATCCAAGCTCGAGCGTGCGCAACTGCCGAAGATGGGCAACGCGCCGTCGATGGTCGGCAACTCTGGCTCATTATGGTCTGGCTGGTGAGCCAGCAGCCGTTCACCTTCCTGATGCAGGGCGGGCTCGACCTGGTGACGCCCAAGATCGCGGCCAAGCCGGGGACCTTGCTCGCCTGCCAGAATTACGAGTGCGCCGAGCGCGGCACGCGGCGGGTGGATGGCTACGAACGCTTCGACGGCAGGCTCAAGCCCAGCGATGCGACCTACTATTACGCGCCGTTCACCGCCGGCAACCTGTCGATCACTCAGGGTGCCGTGGTCACGGGCGCGACCAGCGCCGCCACCGGCATCGCAGTTGCCACCGCAACGGTCCTAAGCGGCTCCTACGGCGGCTCTAACGCGGTCGGCTACCTCGGCATCTACGTGACGTCAGGGACGTTCCAGAACGGCGAGGGCTTGCAGACAGCGGCCGTCACCAGGGTCACCCTCTCCGCGGCCCCGACGCTGAGCGGGGCGCCGACCGACGAGATCGACGCGACGTTGCTGCACGCCGAGATGGAGCGCCGCCGGGCGCTGATCCAGAAGCCCACCGGCTCTGGCGCGGTGCGTGGCGTCTGGACCTACGCCGGCGACGTCTACGCCTTCCGCGACGGCCCGGGCGCGGTCGTCTGCAATATGTTCATGGCAACCACCGCCGGCTGGTCCGCGATCACGCTCAACGAGCGCATCACCTTCAACAACGGCGATGTCGAAGAGCCTGTTGAGGGCGACACGCTGGAGCGGGGCGCCGTGAGCGCCGTCATCGAGCGCATCGTCGTCCGCGCCGGCGATTGGTCGACCGGCGACGCCAGTGGCTACATCGTGCTCTCCGGCCGCACCGGCGGCGACTTCACTGCGGGGGCGGCCACGCTCGGAGTCGGGGCGACCACGCTCAACCTGCTCGCCAGCCAGATCACGCCGGCGATGCAGCCGGGTGGCCGCTACAGGTTCCGCAACCACACCTTCAGCGGAGCCACCACCGATACCCGCATGTACGGGGTCTATGGTCTGGGCGCGGCCTTCGAGTGGGATGGGGCGGTCTTCACGCCGATCGTCTCGGACCTGGGCGTCGACGCGCCCACCCATATCGCGGTCTATGCCAACCATCTGATCCTTGGCTTTGAACGTGGCGCGCTGATCGGCAGCGAGATCAACTGGCCGCTCAGCTTCAAGGCGGTCAACGACGCCTTCGAGATCAACTTCGGCTCGCCGGTCCGCGGCCTAATCGACGGCGTCTCGACCTCGCTGATGACCTACGGCAAGGGCCGCATCGGCTACCTGACCGGCAGCGACACCGACACGTTCGAGCTAAGGGACGTCACCACCATCGCCGGTGCCAAGGCCGAGAGCCCGGTGATGGGGCCGAAGCCCTACCACATCGACGACCGCGGCATCCGCCGACTCGACGCCAGCCAGGACTTCGGCGACTGGAAGATGGGCAGCGTCTCCGAGCTCGTCGCGCCGATCTTCGAGACCAAGGCCGCCGCCGGCGTCAGGCCGAGCGCCGTGGTCTCGGTCAAGCGAAAGAACCAGATCAGATGGTTCTTCGACGACGGCTCCTTCGTGGCGGTCTACCTCGGGCGAAAGTTCCCCGAGATCACCACCGGCACCCTGCCATTCATCGCCTATTGCGCCTGCTCTGGCGAGGATGCGGATGGCGATGAGGTAATATTCGCAGGGGCAGAGGACGGCTACGTTTACCAGATTGACACCGGCACGAGCTTCGATGGCGCCGAGGTAGATGCCTGGTTTGTCCCGCACTTCGCCTCGCCGAACGGCAACTCGTCGAACAAGGTCTGGCACGGCTGCGCGGTCGAGTGCGACGCCGCCACCACCTCGACCGAGGGCATCACCTACGTCGCCGAATACAGCTACGGCGACGGCCTGCTGGTGCCGAGCGCCGAGGGCACATCGAGCATCACCGGGGTCGGCGGCATCTACGACGTGAGCAACTGGGACACATTCCCCTTCGACGCGCCGGTGCAGGGCACGGCATGGGCTGACCTCTCCGGCTTCGGCTTCAACGTCTCGCTCGCGATCCGCTCCGAGCTCACCTACGAGGACCCGCACACCATCTCCTCGATGTCGTTCAATTACAGCCAGCGCGGGCTGATCCGCGGCCGTCATGGCTAACGCATACTTCGCTGCAGGCAACCCGGCCGTGCGGCTCACCACCGCACGCGCTGCGCCGCTCGACGAGTGGAACCAGGCAACTGAGGATGCCTTCAACCTGCTGCCGCCGCCAGACATACTGCAGAGCGGCGCGATGGGCTATGCCGCGGCGACCGGCTCCGACGGGGCCTACGTCGTCACCCTCACCCCTTGGCCGGCGGCATTCGCCAACGGTCAGGAAATCACCATGCTGGCGAACCACGACGGGCCGGGGGCGGTCGAGACCCTGACCGTCAACGGCACGACCAAGGCGATCCGCGACCAGAGCGGCGCGGTGCTGGCCGCGGGCGCCATCGTCGCCGGCAACGCCTACAAGATGATCGCGGTCACCAACCGATGGCAGCTCATGGCCGGCGGAACCGGGGGCAGCGGCGATACCAATATCACCCAGGTCTCCGCGGACAGCGAGGTGGTCCGGCCCGAGGATTTCGCCCTCGGCACCGACGCGCTGAACATCGCGGCCGCCATTGCGCAGGGTATCGCCACCGGCCAGCCGGTCCGCCTCGACGGCGCCTACACGCTCTCCGCCGCGCTCTCGACATTCACGATGACCACCGGTCATCTCAAGGTGATCTTCGACGGGTCGATCACCGTCGACACCGACTTCTCGACGCCGGTGCTCGGGTTCCACGCCACCTACCCGACCGCAGTTGCGATCTCCGCTATCGCCCAGACCACGAGGACATTCCCCGGCGGCAGCACCGCGACCGACTGCACCAAGCTCACCGCAGCCGGACACGGATGCTCGGTCGGCGACCTGATCAAGTGCGTCTCAGACGATCAGATCGCGATCTCGCCCGAAGCGACCAGCCGCAGGGGCGAGTTCGCCTATGTCGCCGACGTCTCTGGCAATGACCTCTACGTCGAGGGCTATCTCGTCAACACTCTCACGACCACACCGAGGCTGGTGCGGGTGCGGCGCGAAGCTCGGTTCTCATGGACCGGGATGGGGGTATTCAAGGCCACCGCGGCGCAGAGCGGCTGGGACACCCTCTTCATGCAGGTCCGCGGCTTCGCCTTCCCCGTCGTTCAGGCGACGTTCGAGGACGGCTACGACATCGGCCTGAATATCTCGTCATGCTTCATGGCCGATGTCGATGTCGCCGGCCGCAACATGCGCAACCGGGTCTCGTCCGAAAGCGTCAGCGGCTATCTGGTGCAGGACAGTGCTTCGGCATTCACCCAGGCGCGCATCCGTGGCGTCGACGCCCGGCACGCCTACACCACCGACAGCCCGACATCGACCACCAATGACAACGCCTACCTCTACGGCCAGACCATCGGCTCTGTCGTCACCGGCGCCGGCTACGCCTGCTCCTCCGCGGCCTTCGATCTCCACCCAGAGGCGATGGACTGCACCTTCGCGAACATCACCGGCGGCCGTACCCGGCTCGGCGAGGATGCATCCGGCGCGCTGGTGCAGCTCCGCGGCACGCGCAACCGGGTGCTCGGCGCCATCGACCGCGGCTCGCTCGCTACAGTGCAGTTCTACGCGCAGACTGCCGACGGCTGCATCGACTGCTCGGCGACCGACATCAACTACACCGGCACCCAGGACGCCATCAGGATCAGCGCCAGCGGCGGCTTCAGCATCACTGCGCCCAAGGTCAGTCGCGGCACGTTCAAGACCAGCAAGAGCCGCACGGTCCCGATCTGGGCCTGCACCGACGGCGGGTTCGACGGCATGACCATCGCCCCGACCGGCTCGGCCACGCACGAGGCATTCCAGTTTCAGGGCGACGGGGACCTGGCGATCCGCGGGGTCACCTTCGACCTCAGGGATTACACTGGCACGACCTTCCGTGCCGCCGCTTTCAATTCGGCATCGACTGGCAACAGCCTCGTGCTCGAGGACTGCCGGGTCATCAACGGCAGCGGCAAGTTCGCGACATGGTTCCACGGGCACAGCACGTCCGGGACCGTGGTTCTGCGCAACCTCACCTCCGATGTCGAGCCATCCGGCGGTTTCACGCAAGGCACCGAAGCGCTCACCAGTTTCCAGCTCTCAGGCGGCTGGACGCTGGTCGACGAGTACGATCACGCGATCGACGGCGACGTGGCGACGGCCGACTTCACCGGCATTGCCTACGACGAGATCAGGGTGATCGCCCGCAACGTCACCAAGGACACCACCGGCACCTTGAACGTCAGGGTCTCGATCAACAACGGATCGAGCTACAAAACCACCTCCGGCGACTACGTCTCCTTCGCCGCGGACGGGCAGGGCACAGCACTCACTGGCGTGCCGCTTCACACCACGAACGCGACCGCTGCGCGCGGCGGCATGGCGACCCTCTCCGGCCTCCGCAACAGCGAGAACAAGCTGATCATCGCGAACAACGCCGGGGTCACCAACACGATCGACACCACCAGCGTGATCAACGCTCTGCGAGTTTATCCCTCGGGCGGCGGCCTCATCACCGGCGGCACGATCCAGATCTTCGGCCGATAGGAGCCAGTATGGCACTGATGCCCCAAGTGACCCCAGCGCAGCGCCGCCGCCGCCGGCTTGGCCTCGGCGCCGGCCAGCAGGCGCCGACGGTCGCGACAGCTCCGGTCCCGCAACCCGCGACAGCGCCCGTCGCGCCCCCGGCCGCCCCGCCCCCGACCATCTCCCAGCGCATCTCCGGTATCATCGACGCCGGCGGCCCGCTGATGCAGCAGGCCCGCACCGAGGGCGCCCGACAGGCGCAGCGCCGCGGCCTCGGCTCGTCCTCGATCGCCATCGGCGCGGCGCAGAACGAGCTCTACAAGGCAGCCGCGCCGATCGCCACCAACGAAGCGCAGATCGCTTCGAGCGAGGCTGTCGCGCGGGCACAGAATCGCACTCAGTTGCAGCTTCAGTCGCGCGGTGCCCTGAACGAGCGGGTGATGCAGCGCAACGACATCGCCTCGCGCGAAGCATTGCAGCGCAACGACATCCGCGCCACCCGGCAAGAGCACCAGCGCGACCTCGGCGTGCAGCGCGAGATCGCGACGTGGAACCTCGACGCCAACGAGCAGGACCGCGTCTCGACGCTGCTCACCGGCTACATGGGCACCTACGAGGGTTCGCTCGCCGAGATCATGAACAACAAGAACATGCGGCCGGAGGCGCGGCAGGACGCAATCAACGGCCTGAACGCGCGGCGCGAGGGCTTCGTGAGCCGGTTGCAGAACATCTACAGCATCCCCGCCGACATCTCCTGGGATGCGCCGACACCAGCTCCTGCGACCACCGCGACAAAAAATAAGAAGAAGAAGTCCGGCGGGGGCGGGCTTGGTAGCTTCGGCGGCGCCATCGACCCGAAGAACCCGTTCAAAAACGGCCTGCTCGGGTTCCTGCGTTGATCCGCCGCGCCAAGGCCACCGACATCCCGGCAATGGTCGGGGTGATCCGCGAGGGTGCGGACCGCAGCATCGAGGCGGGCAAGCTGACCTTCGACGAGACGGCGGTCAAGCAACTGCTGATGGCGATGGTCAACCAGTCGGCGCGGAACTGGGTGGCGGTCAGCGACAACGACGGCGTGATTGAGGGGCTGCTCGCCGGCACTACGATGCCGGTCTACCACGTCGCCGAGGAGCTAGAGGCGACCGACGTCTTCTGGATCGCCACCGAAGCCTGCCCGGTCAGGGATCGCATCCTGCTGATGACCGGCTTCATCGACTGGGCAAAGGCGCACAAGCGGATCGTCCGGATCCAGTGCGGCGTGACCAACATCATTCAGGGATCCGAGCGCGCGGGGAAAATCCTCGAGCGATCCGGGTTCGATAGCTTCGGGCACTTGTACCGAATGGAGGTACACCATTAGCGGCGTAGCAAAAGGGATTTCCCGCGTCTTCAAGACGGTCGGCTCGATCGTGAAGAAGATCGCGCTGCCGGCGCTCGCGGTAGCGGCCATCGTCTTCACAGGTGGCGCTGCGCTCGGGCTGGCGCCGCTCGCGGGCGGCTTCGGTGGCGCCGTCGCCTCGACCCTCGGGGCTATCGGCTTGCCTACCACCGGAGCCATAGGTAGCGCGCTCACGGGGGCGGTGACGCAGGCCGGCTTCGGAGCGGCGCTGGGCGGCGCCACCTCGGCGATCACCGGCGGCGACATCGGCCAGGGGATGGCGCTCGGCGCGGCCGGTGGTGCGCTCACAGGCGGCATCACCGGGGCGATGAATCCCGCCGCACCGGCGGCCGGTGGCGTCGGTATGTCGGCGCGGAACATGCCTACCGACCTCGCTCCGATGCCGAGAGCGGCCGGTCTCGGCGCAGCCGCGCCGGGTGGCGCCCCTGCGGCCGCGCCGGGCCTCGCGACGGCAGCGCCCGCAGCGGCAGCGCCAACCGGCTTCGGTGCCTTCCTGCAGAACCCCATCGTCGGTCAGGCCGCCGC